GGTCAGCGCGTCGCCGTAGGTGCCCATGTCCTCCGCGTATGGCGAGCCCTTCTGGGCCTTCCACTGCCAGATCATTCCAAGCTTCAAAAGCCGCTCGCTGAGCACGAAAGTGTCGCCGTCGGCGACGAACGTGTCGCTGCGGCCGCCGCCGGCAAGGTTGATGCAATTTTTACCGAGGTAGGCAAAGTAGACCGACGCGCCAGCCGCCGGCGGCCCGTGGATGTGCATGCCATCGCCGAGCATCGTCCACTCACCGAACGAGCTGTTGGCACCGCGCGCGCGGCGCACGATCCACTCGTCGGTGTCGGCGATGAACGACAGTGGCGCCTGCGTCCACTGCGAGTACCAGACGTTCGACGACAACAGCATGCGCTGGAAGTCGGCCGGCATCGGAAACACCGTCTGAATGCCATCACCAGCGAAGCTCTGGGTCTGCTTCAGTTTGGTCCAGTCGCGGGTGTTGTAGGCGATGCGCTGCGCCATCTCGTTGGCGAGCGCCAGCATCTCCTGCATGGTGCGGTTGCCGGTGATGCCGGAAAACACCGATTGCGGCATGGCAACGCCGACCACCGCGCAAACGTCCCTCACCACCGTCAACAGCGTCATGCTAGGCCGCCTTTTCCGGTCGCGCGTCCGTGGCCATGCGGATCAGGGTCTTGCGGTTCATCGAGCCCATCGGCGCGTGGCCGGTGTGCGTGGTGATGAACGCGCGCAGCTCGTCGAGCGACATGTTGTCAAACTCGCTGTCCTGCGACGGCGCGCCGTTGGACTTGGCGGCGGCGACCAGCTTGAAGTCTTCCTCCAGCACCGCGTTGCGCGCCCGCAGCGCCTCGAGCTCGGCCCGCATCTGCTCGTTGGGCGCGGCGCTGCGGCCCACGGCGATGTATTCCTGCGCCTGGTTCTTCATCTCGCGCCCGCCGGGGCCGAGGTTCTTCAGCTCCTGGCCCTCGATGTCGGCGAGCTGCTCGACCGTGTAGACGTTCTGCGCGCGCAGCTCGGCGCGCCGGCCCTCGGTCAGAAACTTGGCGAGCTCGAGCGGCGTGCCGCTCTTGGTCTGCGCGGCCTCGGCCTTGAACTGCCGGTACTGGTGCGCAAATCGCTCGGCGTAGGTCTGCGTGCGTTGCTCACCCGTGAACCGATCGTCCATCCAGCGCGTCACCGCAGTCGCCGGGAATACTTTGACGTCCTTGGAGCCTGGCGCGCGGATCTCACACACCTCGATGTCATCGAAGATCGGCCGGCCCTCGGCCAGCGAGCGCACCGGGTTCGGCTGCGCGAGATACTTGAACAGCACGACGAGAGCGTCGTCGGGGTCGCGATGGGTTTGCATAGGTGGTCCTTCCTTCTGTTTGTTACAGCCGGAGCCGGCATTCGCGGAAGGAAGGCATCTCCACCTACACGTTTGCCGGCTCCGACATTTTGCATCCTGCCCGGCTGGGGGCAGGTGCAAACTCGATTACGTCGCGGGGACGCTGTCGTAGAGCCGCCAGTTGAACAGCGGGTTGGTCATCGTCAACTCACCCATCCAGCCGATGAATTGCGCGATCGCGTCTTTGTCGATCGGCATCTGGCCATCGCCTTCGAACAGCTTGTCGAAGTTTCGGTTCGGGTGATAGCGCAGTCGCAGGCTGTCGGTGTTAATGCCAAACGTGGTGTTGGCCGGCATGTTGCTGCCAATGCCGCCATCGAGCACGATCTCCGCCCGCTTGCCGCCGCCGATGTATTCGAGCGCGGAGAAGCCGAGCGTACCAAGCGAAGTGTTGCTGGTCTGGCGCTGGATCGCGAGCGTTGCCGCATCATACGCCGCGTAGTGTTCCGGCGACATGATGAGCAGATCCGCGTAGTCGCGGCCACGCGAGCGTTGCGTCATGATGCTGTTGAGCATCGGCCGGATGGTGGTCGAGGACACCTGCGTCGAGCCAGCCAGGAAGCTGTTGGCGTCGAAGGTCGAGGTGCGCCAGATCGTGGCGGTGGCACGGTCGAGGCCGCCGTAGACGCCGGTGTTGGTGACAATCGGGATCGCGGCCGCGAGGCCCGTGATCTGCTTGTTGCCGTTGGCGGTGCCGTCCGAGTAGAGGCCGGCATCCATCGCGTCTTCCAGCGCCTTCTCGGCGGCGGCCAGGTAGCTTTCGAACACGTCGAGCAGCTGGTTCTCGCCCTCGTTGTTCAAAATTTCCTGGAGCGACAGAATGATGGGCACAACCACCATCTTCGGATCGTAATACGCGTCGTTGAACAGATCGATCGCCGGATTGAGCAGCTGATCATAACCGCTGTACCACTGCGCGGATTGCTTGCCGATCTGCAGCGTCTGGCGGATCTTCGGGCCGGAGTAGGTCTGCCACATGCCCTTGCGCTTGAGCACGGCCAGTAGCGCGTTGTTGTTGGAAACCATGTCCTGGTAGCCGGACGCGCGGTCCTCGACCGCCATAGAAAGGATCTGCTGATAAGCAGCAGCCGTTGTCACGTTGGGCATAATGCCACTCCATCAAGGGTTCAGATTGCTCACTTACGCGCGGCCGTTGAACCGATGCATGGCATTGGCCAGGGCTTCGCGTGGTGAACCGCTGGGCTTCTTGGGCTTGCGTGATGCTGGGTCTGAGCCAGTCACATCAGGATTGCCGAAGATCGAGCGGTCGGGCCGGGTCTGAGCCGATGGGTTGCGGGTCTGATCCGCGTGGGCGGCAGGTCGGAGCAGTTCTGCCCTCTGATACGCCTGCTCGAGCGGGAAGCCTAAGCGCAGCTCCTTCTCGATCAGGTCTCCGAGTTCATCAAATCGCGGGTGCTTCTCGGCAAACTGGTCGACCGCCCCGCGGGTCTGCGTGAACTGCTGCGCAGTCTGCCACTGCTCCAGGGTCTGTTTCAAGCCCCTGACCTCGTTGTAGAGGCTGCCGATCTGGTGCGCCGCCGCCTGCTGGGCGTTGCCCTGCTGGATCTGGTTGAGCCGCTCCGGCGACTGGCTGAGCACGTGGTAGGCGATGTCGCGCAGGCCGATCGGCTGCCCGGTCTTGGGATCCCGCAGGCCAAGATTGTGGATGATGGTGTCGAGGCCGGCGAGCGTATTGGCGCGCAGCTTGCTCTCGATGCCGACGTAGTTGGTGAGCGCCTTCTCGAGCGTGGTGCCGTGCTCGCGCGCCATCTTGTCGAAGGGGGCGATCGGCCGGTAGGCCTCCGCGAGCCCCTGATAGTGCTGCGCGGCCTTGCTGAACTCGCTGTGCATGCGGTGCACCTCGCCCCGCACCGTCTCCGGGGTGGCGGCCCAGTCGCGCTTGCCGTGCTCGGCCATGCGGGCCGGCGGCTCGGCAAACGGCGCATGCGGCGGCAGCTTTTGGTAATTACCCGCATTTCCCCGTATATCCCCGCCGGGGGTATTTTGGGCGTCTTGGGCGTGCACAGGCGTGCCCGCCGGCGCCTCCGCCTTCTGCCGCGGCGCAAACTGGCCGCGCTCGCCGCGGGGCGGCGCCTCCTGGTCGGTGGGGCGCTTCTTCAGGTTCAGTTTTTGGTCCGGCGTGTCCTCGGGCGGCTGGTTGTGGCCCTTTTTGGCGTCCGCGGCGGGCTGGCGAGGCGCCTGAGCGGGTTTGGCGCCCTTCTGGGCCGGATCCACGGCCCGATCGTAAGCCGCCTGTAGCGCCTCCCTACGGCTTTGGGGGCGGTGCTCGCTGCCCTTGACGTCGCCCACCGGCGCCGGCGGGGCCTGGGGCCCCACCGGGTTCGGTGTGGTGGGCGGGTTCGGGTTGATAGGGACTTCGGAGCGGGCTGGGGTCGACGGGGCCTGCGAGGGTGGCGCGCTGGGTGGCGGCGCACTGGCGCCTGACGTGTCCGACATGGTGTCCCTTCCGTGATTTTAGCGTGATTTTACGGACTTTATGTCCGCACGCCAGCCCTAACCTTCTGAGCCGCCAGCTTAATTGCCTCTCGGCGCGCCGCGGTGGCGGCCTTGCTGCCGGCATTCTTCGGTTTTGGTTTGATCTTCTCGTTGCCGACCTCAGTCAAGCCCAGCGCCCGGCCAACAGCGCGAAAGGCCCGCTTTGAGGTATAAAATTTGCCGTCGACCTGCTCGGTCGGGTCCATCGTGTCGCTGATGACGTTGGGGCACGGCAGGTCGGACACGGGCGCTAATTGCCGGTCTTTTCGCACCCGCCAGCGGTTCGGGGCGACCTCCTCGAGCTCAATGCTCATGGCGGCGATCCCAGCGCCAGCGATTGAACCTGACCGCCACCCAGGGCCGGTCGGGGCCGATTTGCAGGTGCCAGTAGCCGAGCCGCCAGTTGATCCAGAGATTGCTCACTTCGGATCGCCCCCCGTCGTCGACACCACAACAAACGTGACCGGCACCCCGCCCGCCGCCACCTTGGTGACCGGGATGCCGTACTTGTTCGCGCCGATCGCGATCGCCTCCGTGACCGGCAGCCCCAGCTTGGGGAAGGTCGCCGTCACGTCGATGACTGGCAAGCCGCCAGCGGCGACCGTGATCACTGCGCACGCCATCACTTGCTCTTTTTACTGCGCGAGGCCGGCGCCTCGTTGAACGTGAAGTCCATCGCGTTGGACACCGCGGGGCCGTTCTTGACCGTCACCGGGTAGCTGCCTGGCGTTGTCGCCGTCGACGGCTTGACGGTCGTCGACAGCTGCGTCTCGCTCTCGTACGTCGTCGGCTCGTCGCCGCCGTTGAACGTGATCACGCTGTCGGCGAAAAAGTTTTCGCCGACGACTTGCATGACCACATCATCGTCGCCGATCGCGGCCTCGCTCGGCGTGATCGAGCTGATCGAGGGCACCGGCACCTCGACATCGGGCGGCAGCGGCGTCGACACCGTCTGCGGCTCGTTGATGCTCGCAGAGTACGGGAACGGCGGCGGCGCCGACCTAGCGGTCTGCTGGTTGGCGGCCCCGCCTTCCCTCGTCTGCCTCTGCTCGCTGGTCTCGGTCTCGCTTTCCTTCTTCCGCCGGTCGGCGGTCTCGGTCTCGGTTTCGTTGTCCCTCGCGGTCATGCTCGCTCCTCTGCCTGATGTCGGCGTTCAGCTTCTTGAGATCCTCGTGGTACTTCTGCTCGAGCTCGCCCCGGCGCTGGCCGGCTTCCATGAGTTCGTCGTAGCGCGCGTCTTCGAAGTGGGCGCCGATCGGGTTCTCCGGCTCCATCGGGTACATCGGCGCGACGCCGCCCTGCGGCATGCCGAGCATGTTGGGATCGACGAGCGGGCCAGGCGGGTCGCCGGGGTTGCCGCTCGGAATGTTCGGGTTGACGTTGTCGCGGGTCTGCTGGCCGAGCCGGCCACTTGGATCCTCCGGCCGCGTGCGCTCGATGTAGTCGAACGGCTTCTCCGTGAGCAGGCGCGCCTTCTCCTCGTCGACGCCCATCTCGTCGAGCTTCTGCCGCTCGACGCTCTGCGCGGCGACTTTTGCGCGATCAACCCGAACATCCTGCTCGTCGACCTTCTGCTGGGCGGCGAGATCTCTTTTGTCGACCTGCGCGTCGTCGTGACGGCGCGGCTGCTGCGTCTCCATCGGACGATCCTTCGGCGCTTTCTCGTCCTTGTTGGTGACTTCGTTTTTGGTCGTCATGGCACGGCTCTCCTCTCGGGCGCGGCATGATCGCCGCGCCCTAACAACGCGCAAGGCTAGGTAAACGTCCAGTTCACCGTCGCTGTTTCGACGACGCCGCCGGTGACCACCTTAACCGGCAACGTGCCGGCCGTGGCCTTCTTCGGCGCGCTCGCCGTCAGCGAGGTCGCGGAGACGTAGGTCGTCGGGTAGGCAATACCGTTGACGTAGATCTGCGACTGCTTGGTGAAGCCGGTGCCGGTCGCCGTCACGGTGGCGTTGCCCGCGCCCGACGCCGTCGACGGCCCCGCCGTCGTCAGCGTCGCTGCCGTGGCTGGCGACAGGCTCGAGGCGTGTGTGGCATTTGGCCCCGCCGCGATCATCGCCGCGGTCAGGTCGGTCCCGGTGCGCACCGTCTTGCTGGTGTCGAACGTGCCGCCACCCGGGTAGGTGTAGGTGATGTTGCCCGGCGCGGTCGTCACCTGCTCGGTGCCGGCGCCCTCATGCGGCACGCTGGTCGAGGCCGGCACAACGCCATTGGTGGCGCCAGGGTAGCTGTTCTCAGTGCCGCCCGCGGTGCCCGCGACGCCCGACGCCAGCGCGGCGGTGTTGGCCGCGAAGGCAAACAGACTGCCGGCTGCGCCGTCATCGTAGTAGGGCGGCGGCGCGCTGTCGAACTTGGTGTTGTCCTGCCAGTCCGCGTAGGTCGCCTTAGTGAAGTTGGGCGGGTTCGGCGGCGTTGCACCCGTGCAGCTCATGTTGGTGGGCGGCGTCGGGTTCGGCGGGGTGACAGTCAGCGCGCTTTGGGCCATAGCTCGATCTCCTCGGGGGTTAAGGCGCAGCCAGCGCGCCCATTGGGTTACGGCGCAAGTACTCCGCGGCAGCATCCTGCCACTGCGGATCAACGCGCTGCTTCATCATCTGCTCCCCGCCCTCGCCCCGCAAGCCGGTCAGCCAGATCTTGCCGACGGCGCTGGGGTTACGTGCGGCGACCAGCGGCGCGAAGTCGCGCCACAGTAGCTCCTGCGGCAGTGCCGCCGCCAGCCCGCCCATATACTCGCCCGGCAGCTTGGAGCGATAGGTGTAATGCGGGGCGAGCGTCGGCTCGTGCAACACGTCGCCGGTCAGCCGCGAGATTGACTGGCCACCGGAGTAATTTGGCACGTCGCGCAGCGCAGGGTGCGTCGTCGCGATGCGGATCTGCTCGATGTCGGGAAAACCCTCGTCGCGGGCGCCCTTTTTGTTCATCTCCTTGGCGACGTAGTTGCGAAAAGTCATCGACTGGCCGCGCAAATAGTCCTGCAGCTCGGGTGATTTGACGCCAGGGAAGTCCGGCTCGACCTTCCTGATCGTGGTGTCGAACTTCTCGGTCGCGGTTTTGGAAATGTTTTTCTTGTCGTGCTGCATCACCTGTGAGATCGCATCGCTGATGTGATGCGAGGCGTCGATCGCCTGCGGCGACATCGCGGTATAGACACCGTAGACGTTGCCCGGCGCCTCGCGCTGCAGATCCCGCGCGCGGCCGGCGATGGTCGAGGCCGCTGACTTGTCTGAGGCCCAGCCGATCTTCTCACGCAGCCACTCGGGGCTGTACTGGTAGCCGCCCTGCATCGGCACGCCCTGGCGCAGCTCCTTGTCACCGATGTGCGTGACCAGGCCACCGGAGGCCGAGCGATCGCCGACCAGCGGCGTTAGCCAGGAGCCGACCGGGATGTCGTGCGGATTGATCTGCTGCTCGGCGATCGTCTTGGTCGGCGTGAACAGGTTGCGCTTGGCGAGGTTCTCGATGGTGTCGCCGACCGCAATGGCGTTGAACGGATGCTTGACCCAGCGCGCGGCCTCGGCCTCGTCGACGCCCTGGCCGTAGACGCCGGCCATCGCTGCGGCCGTCTTGCCGACCTTGCCGGCAATGCGACCGGCCGGGCCCATCGCGGCCAGACCCATTTCCCACGGCTCGGTCGGCACCAGGAAGTCCTGCGCCTGCTGTCCCAGCCACTTGTTGGTCGCGGGGTCGAGGTCGATCGGGCTGCGCGGCTCAGCGGCGCGCGCGGACGCGATGTCCGCGCGCTTCCAGGGCGTGGTGCCGGTGGCGATGTCGCCCGTGAACGGCGTGTACGCGTTGTGCGCTGCCAGCGCGCCCATCGCAAAGCTGGGTGGCGGCGGCAGCGCCGGATCTGCGGTCTGCGACACGCCGATCGGGATGCCCGTCATCGGGTCGTAGACGTCCTCTCGGGCGAGCGACCCCATCATGGCGCTATCCTGCCTGCCATCGCTGCACGAGATCGCCGAGCTCGGCCATCGACATCCTGACGTCGACAAACTCGTTCGGACCAAACATGACGCGCATGCCATCGCCCAGCGGCTCGACCGTGCGCGCCAGCCGCAGGTTGACCATCACCGGCACGTTGTTGTCGAGGCGCTGCATTAGGATGATCCCTGGCTGCAGCGCGACGTAACCGCTGGCGCTCATGCGCTGCCTCCCGGGCCCTTAAACTTGGCCGACGACGCCATCAGCGCCGCTTTCTGGTTGGCGGCCTGCGCCGCGGTGTTAGCCTTGATCCGCGTGGCCTGGATCGCCGCGTCAGCTTTCTGCCGCTGCAGGCCCGCGTCCTGCTGCTTTTCGAACATGTGCGCCTGGTGCGCCTCGCGGTTCTCCATCATCTTCTGGTTCTGCACCTGCAGCTTGCCGTCGGCGTCCTGCGCCTTGGCGTTCAGTTGCTCCCGCGCGATCGCGCGATCGTTCTGCAGCTCCCACTGCTTGTGTTTGTCTTTCTGCAGCAGCTCGAGCGCGTGCAGTCGGTTGTTGGCCGCCAGCTTTTCCTTCTCGGACTGCTGCTCCATTTGCGCGATCTGGATCTGGATCTTGCCCTTCGCGGTCTCGGGGTCATCGCCGCGCGGCTGCTCGCCCTTCTCCTTGAACTGCTCAATCATCTTGTCAATCGCGCCGTCGAGCGAGCGCCCCGCGCGATACGGCGCGGTGGCAAACTTGAGGATCTCGCCGCAAAATTCCGCGGTCTTCGGCTCGCCCTGGATCATTTGCGACAGCTGCGGCAATAGCGCGCCGAGCACCTGGGTAAACTCATTGCGTGACTGCTTCTCGGCCTGCTCATCCTGCAGGATGGTGCTGTCAGTCTCGATGTCGAGCACGAAGCTTTTGGCGCGGTTGTCGCGCAAGAACTTCATCACCTGCTCAATCGTCGGCTCCTCCTGCATCCGCTGCAGCTGCATCGTGGCCTGCTGGATCATGCCCTGCATCTGCTGCGCCTGTGCCGGATCCTGCTGCTGCGTCACCAGCTGCTGGCCCTGCTGGATGCCCTGCATCAGCTGCTGCGCCTTCTTCTGCTGCATGGCGATCGTCGGCAGCTGGGTCTGGCTCATCTCGACGATGGTCTGGCTTTGGAAGTCCTCGGTAATAATCTCCGAGCAAATTTCGACGAGATCCCGCGCTAAGCGAACCATCTCCTGCTGCTTGTCCCTGATCCGCGTAGACCCGTATTGTGTTTTGAGCTGCTGCGCGCCCAAGGTCTCGTTGGGGTCCGTCGCGCCACGCATGATGTCCGACAGTCCCATGATCTGATAAATATCCTCGATCACCTGCTTGCGCAGTGCCACCAGCGCCGTGATGGTCGTCGCGATCGCCTCGATCGGCAGCCATATGATCACCTCTTTGGAGCCGCCGAACGCGGCCCAGTTTGAGATCGGCACCAGCATGCGGCCCGGCGTCTTGGTGCTGATCGCCATCTGCACGGCCTCGGCGATCTCGGCGCCGCCGGCGGGGTAGAAGCCCTTGACCTCGAGCGCGTCCGAGAGCGCGTGGATCCGCCCGGTGAGCAGGTTTATCTCGTCAAGCTGGTCGCGGTACTGCATCACGTCGGGCACCGGGATCAGCGAGCCGCGCTGCACCGTGCCGTAGGCCGGCTTCGGGCACGGGAAGTAGTTCTGCAGGTCGAGATGCGCGTCGTCCTCGTCGAGGATGTCCTCGCAGCCCTCGGCGACCCACACCACGCGGCGCGCCTTCTTGTCCCAGATCTCCCAGAACTTGGCGCGCTCGCGGTTGTCGGCGCCGCCGACTGCCTTGCTCTCCTTGTCGACCTTGTACTCGGCCTTTTGGTAGGCGTCGTCGCTGGTCTCCTTGAACCGCTTGCGCGCCTCGCCACGCGTCAAGTAGCTGGCGCCCGCGACCCAGGTCACCTCGCGCCAATTGCGTGAGATGCTGTGGAGAAAGTCACGGCGGTTCTTAAAGTCGATGCAAACCTTCTCGTGGTCGTAGCCGTTGCCGCGGCCACTCTCATAGCGGCACCAGGCCACGCCGCGCGAGGTCATCGAAAGGTCGTCGCGCACCAGCAGCATCAGATCGTTGATGCGCGCCAGATCGAACGCCACCTTGGTGCACCGCTCCATCACTTCGGAGGCGGCCTGGTAGACCGGTCGCTGGTCCTTGAACTTGGGCACCACCACCGGCACCGGCGCCTTGGCGTAGATCGAGGGCTTGAGCACCTCGCAGTTGGCCCAGAACATCTGAAATTCTTTGTCGCGGCCGGTGCGCCCCAGGCGCTCCAGCGAGGCGAACAGCCGATCGATGTTGTCGCAGTGGGTGTTCCAGGCCTCAAAGGCGTCTTCGGCTTCCTCCAGCAAGTTGAGCCAGGCCTTCGCGCTCTCTGGCTCTAACGCCGGGTTGAACTCGAGGTCGTCATGCCTGACATCTTCCTCGTCCGGCTTGCTGGTGTTGCTCATTTGGCGTTCTTTCTGCTGCGGTAGGCCGCGATGACGTCGGCGACCGTGAAGGCCTTGCCGGCGTCGATCATGCCCTTGACGGCGAGCATCAACATCGCCGGGTTGAAGTCTGCCTCGTGGCGCAGCTCGCCGACAACATCCTCTGAGATCAGCAGCGCCGCCTTCCACTTCTCGGCATTGGAGGCCACGACCGGCGGCAGCGGCGGCAGCGGCATCAGCTTGTGCTGCTGCGGCTCGGGCGTTGGCTCCGGCGGCGGGGTCGGGCCGAGCATGCCGATGCTGTCGAGCCCGTTCATCCACTGCGCGCCGGGCACGATCGTCGCGGGATTGCGTATGCGGTTGATCTTCATCGCTCGTCACCCAGTAGTGACCGAAGTGGCTCCGCGTAGAAATTCGCGGGGCGGCCGGTGCCGGACCAGGCGTCGAACAGGTCACGCTGCCGGTCCTGCAGCTTCATCGCGCGCTCGACCGCGGTCAGCGGTGTGCACTCGACGTGACCGAAGTCAACGATGTCGCGCGCCGATCGTTCGCACGCTGTGCAGTAATCGCGATCGTGGGCCCATCGGTGCTTCACAGGATAATCCCCCTGCGTGTCTGGTCCTGCGGTGGTGGAATGTGCCAGCCCTGGGGCTTGGGCACAACGGCCTTTCGCCGCGGCGCCGGCTTCCAGCCCTGGGCTAGGTACCGGAAGCTGTCGGCGGGGTTGGAGGCCCAGTTGTGCAGCGGGGTGGGCTTGAAACACTTTTTGTCGTCGTCCCACTCGCGTCGATATTGCTCAAGCGCACTGATGCCGCCCTCCTCGCAGCGAGGGTGAAACACGCAAAGAGGTAGTGTTCGACGAACAGCGTTAATCCCATCGTCAAGGGACGCCAGGGGCACCAGTAGGGGCTTGAGACCGAGCTGCACCATGGTCTCGACGCGCGTGCGTCCGCTTCCCAACTCTTTGACTTTGGCGTCGTGCGGCACGTAGTCCGATCCCGAGATCCAGCCATGCTGTGCACCCCGCTGCTCGATCACCTCGGCGTAATGCGAAAGGCCCACGCCTGACGCCGCGTAGTGGTCGAGGATGCAGAGCTGGCCGCCCTGCGCCTGAAACCACCAAATGCTGGTGTCGTCGCCGACGCCGAGATCCCACGCGTGATGCACGGGCTGATCGGGCAGCGCGTCGAACGCCAGGATCCTGCCCTCGCTGCGCACCTGCGCCATCTCCAGCGCGTAGAACGCGCCGAGCACCATCGCGTTGAAGCTGCACTCGTACTCCTGCTCATAGGCCGCGCGGCCTACGTCCTCGCCGTACAGCGCCTTGTACTCGTTCATCGCGTCGTCTTGCTGCGCCTGGCTCAGCGCGCCGGTGTCGTTGACCGAGAGCAGCTCGGCAAACCAGCCCTCGCGCTGCTGCGCGTATTTGAACATGTCGAGCGCGTGGTTGCGGCCGCGCGGTGTCGTGATGAACAGCGCCCAGCCGTTGTTCTCCTCGATCATCGGCCGAATGTAGGCCCACGCTGACGGGTTCGACAGCGCGTACTCCGAGAACACCACACCGGCCGGGCCAGCGCCGAGCGTCGCGTCATAGCGATCGCTGCCGACGATCTGCCACGTCGAGCCGTTGTGGAAGCGCATGAACATTTCGTTGTCGTTGGTGTTGGCGCGCATCGCGATCGGGAACGCCTCGTCGATGCGCCGCCTGCCGCTGTGCGGATTGACCGCGTTCCAGATCGCCTTGCGGCCCTGCGCATACTCCGGGAGCATGTGCCAGTAATTCCCGACGCGCTCCAGCGCGGCCACTGCAGTGTGATGCAGGCAAACCTCGTCCTTGCCGGCGCGTCGGTGCCACACCGCCATCGCGCGCTTGCCGCCGCGCGCGAGATACTGCCAGAGCCGATCCTGGTGCGGCCGCGGCCGCCAACCGTTGTAGGGGACGTCGATGTCGGTGACGCCGATCACCGCAGCTGCCTTGTAAACTCGATCAGCTCCTGCTCGGTGTAGTCCTTCGTCCACGCCGGATCATTGCTGGCGTGGAAGTAGAACGCGGCACGCGCGTGGTCGAGATCGTCGGAGTATTTGACGCACGTCGGCCACAGCGTCGACATGTCAGTGCGACGCTGCATCGCTCGCCACCATTTGAACAGCCAGCTCACTCACCGCCTCGGTGTGCCGTCGGCGTCGCGCGTGACAGCTACGTTCACCCACATGGCGGTCTCGCGGACCCTGCGCAGGATGTAGGTCTTGTCCGGCCCCTCGGGCAGGTGCTCATCCAGCACCGCCGCGTACTGCGCGGCAGCCTCACGCAGGCCCGCCATCGTTTCGACCTGCGCGTCGGTCGGCTTGAGATATTCGAACGTCGACGAATGCAGCTGCATCACTCACTCCTTGTCGTTTAGCATTTTCCGAATTGTGATACGCAGCTCGCCATCGATCTTGGCGTCGTGCGGTTGATTTGGTTTGCCCCAGCCGCGATCGAGCAGCGCAACGGCCGCGGAGACGCGCGCCGCCTCGCCCTCGCCGTCTTTGGCGATGCCGCCCAGCGTCTTGATCGCCACCTCGGTGTAGCCGCGCGCCAGCGATCGCAGATCCAGCGGCACTTGTCGTTTCGGTTTAGTCATTTGCCAGGTGTACTGGTCCCCTGGCGGGTTGTCTACCGCCGCAGGGCCAGGGCGACATCACCCAGGGTGTGGCCGCATTCACCGTCGATCCACCAGTTGTAGGTGCCCGACCGGGGGTAGTAGCGGACCGCCACGCGGCCCACCTCGGCCGTGCCGGCCTCAGTTTTCGTGGCCGCCTGGCGAGCCCGGCGCTTCATCGTTTCAATGGTCACATGGCGCACGCCGGCGGGGTCGGCGCCTAGAAAGCCCAGGCTATCGCCTAACGTCCACGCTTCAGTTGGTTTGGTCATCGGTGTTGTCTCCAGTGGGTTGAGGTTAGAAACGCAGCCGGCGCTGCCAGGGCGGCACCACCGGCCGCATGCCGCTGTCCAGGAAAGCCCGCAGCAGCATGGCCTTGGACGGGGGCACCTTCAGGGTGCCATGCCAGTAGCGACTAGAAGTGCGCTGCGAGCAGCCGAGAAAGCGCGCGGCAGCGGCTCGGGTGAGCCCCAGCTCCTTCAGGATCTCCTGGTACTGGTGGCTGTCCATCTCACGCTTGATATCCCAGACGGGCGGTTCAGTCTTTTTGGCCATGTGTGCTCCGATCGGTTGGCGATAATTATTTGTACAGCTCCTTGACAGGGGTGTCAAGGAGCTGTAGAAAGACGTCACTGACCCACCAACAAGGAGACCCCAAATGGCCATCTACCCCCGCACGCTGTACTTCCCCGGTGACGACAAGCGCGTCACGGTCGACCAGCCGATGTGCGGCCTGTTCATCGCCTACCTGGCCGACGACGTCGACGACGAGGACGGCCACATTCGCGTCTACGGCAAGGGCGACGGCATCCTGGATGCGATCGCCGACCTCAACCAGGAGCTCGAGCTGGCCGACCGGGAGGGCATTTACTGATGACCCCCGGTCGCATCACCTCCGCCGCCGACGCCCGCACCTTCATGCTGGCCGGCAACGCCACCATCACGATCGTCTCGGGCAAAACCGGCGCCCGCTTCACCTACAAGATCAAGGCCGGCGCCGCTGAGCCTCCCGACGTCTGGTTCGTCTCAGTGCTCACCGGATCCGACAACGAAAAGGATTACGCCTACCTGGGCCGCCTCGACGCCCAGGGACGCTACTGGGCCGGCCGCAAGACGCCCCGCCCCGGTGACGTCGGCGCCGGCGCCCCCTCCTCCCTGGCCTTCGCCTTCGCCTGGGGCCGGGTCTCCGCCGGCCTCATGCGTGACAGCCTGCAGATCTGGCACGAGGGTCGCTGCGGCCGCTGCGCCCGCAAGCTGACGGTGCCGTCATCGATCGCCTCCGGCATGGGGCCGGAGTGCGCCAACAAGGTCGGCTTCGTT